TATTACGCACCATCACACACGTCTCAGGAGGCCGCCAAGCGATCTTGTCGAACACGACTTGGTTGTCACTATCCCGCTTGAAGACCTTCTCGTGGTAACTACGTCGCATAACGAACGCAGTGCACATCTGCGAAATCACGTTCTCCATCGACGTAGACATACCGCCATCTGCGTTATCCTTACGCAAGATGTTCTCGACCCACTGTGCTGTCTCGTGGTCGTCGTTGCCTTCGCCTGGCTCAACATGCCAACCGGCGCCGATTAGCGGCATCGTCACTACTTGTTCCAGGGAACGTGCCTTGCCGTCCATGTCGAGCATTTCCTGCAACTGGCTAACGGTCGGTTCGCGCCAGTCGTACACCAGGCCCACGTCTTTGGGCATACCCGGCTGGTACGGGAAGACGAGGTCCCCAGCCAGATAGTTGAAGATCGACCCCTCTTCGCGTTCAAGCTCCGGTGTAGTCGTGTATTCGCTCACGCTACCTCCAAGATACTGCGTACTCGGACTCACCACCGAAGTCAGAAACGTGTGCCTCGCCTGTGTCGATACCCATGTAGAACAGGCTCATGATCACAGCGTCAGCAGTATCAGGGCTCCGCCGAAGACGCTTCTTCGTGTCAGCCTTCGGTTCGACCACGATTTTAGCACCAGACGCGACGCGCCAGCGCGGCGCAGTGAGATCGGCGATGAGTATTTCATCGTCGGGAAGTGCGAGACTTGTACTTGGGCTGGAGGGGTCAAGCATCTCGCGGAGGTTCCACCACGCCGCGCTGCGCACGTTTGGGAAGCTGAACTCACCAGAGTGGTCCATTAGATTGGTGGCTGCTGCAGAGTTGAAGCCTGCAACATCGTGGTTCATCTCACGAAGTCGGTCAACTACACCGCCACCAACACCGATTACGTCGACAACGGCATAAGAACCCGGGTGTTTGGCTAGACGCGCATCCAAACGCAGAGCTGTGGTTTGCGTGTCCTGTTGCCCCACGCGTTCAACGGATAGTACCACCCGGCCTATCCGTTCGGAAATAGCGGTTTCGTCTTCCCCGAAGCGCGCTACGTCGCAACCAAACACCCGGGCGCCTAGGAGCTCGTCGGCGGGAATCCCGGAAGCCTTCCACTCTCGCCAACGCTCCACGGCGGCTTCGATCCATGTTAACGGAATAACGCCAGTAGCTGCAGAATCGGCCGGGAACTGCGCCCTTACACGGCTTTCCCACAGGGGCGATGTTTGCCAGACACCGTCTGCATCACGGTAAACGCCCCAAGACATCATACGTTCTGCGACCCAACGTGCTGAAAGCAGCACTTGTTGCAGGTCGTACGGGATCTTTTCCTCCGAAAACGGGATCTCGTTCTCGATCATATACGTGTACAAATCGCCAGTTCGCGTTGGAGCTGGCAGATTTGATACCGCTTTGACCTCGTATTCGGAGAAGTTTGGGCTACGTAAACCGTCCAAACGCACCACATTCCAGCCTGATCCAGGGTTGCACATCGCCCGAAATGGGCTGTTTTGGTCGTCTGGGTTGCCGATTGCTAGCACCCTAGCGTGTTCGTTCGTTGCCAGGGCATCCACCGCCGTCCAAAGCTGTTCGGGAATGCCAGCAGCCTCATCGACGAGAATGAGGGGATACCGGCAGTGGATGCCCTGAAAGCCGGACTCATCGTAATCAGCCGGCTTTCGTCCATATCCAACGAGTTCCTTGCCAATCTTCCATTCTGGGATGCGTCCCATGTTGATTTGGCCAGAAAGATTGCCCCTTCTATGCAATCGTTCGATCTCCCGCCACAGAACTGCGACAACTTGAGCGGTTGTCGGCGCCGTGGACACGACAAAAGCGTCGCCTTCATCATGCTGTTCGATCCATTCACATGCACAAGCGGCAGCCAAGAATGACTTACCGAGGTCGTGTGCTGACGGAACCACCGTGTAACGATGCTGGCGGACCGAAGCAAGAACAGCCTGCTGCCCAGACCAGAGTACAACTCTGAGGCGTTTTTCGATCCAAGTGCGCGGGTCGTCGGTGGGTCCGAACCAAGCATCTGCGACGTTCGTAAGGAGAAGTCGCGACTCTCGGTTCACTTTTCAGGCTTATCCGTCGCGATTGCCAGAATGGTCTCGCGGGTGACCTCCCGAACCATGGGGTCTTCTGCGTCAAAGCCGTACCTGAGCCCTAGAGCCCGCACTGTCGCATAAAGAGCCTGGCCAACTTGCCGAGTCTGCTCCGCCTGCAGTTTGATGTCGAGGTCAAGCCCGGATCCGAGGACGCGATCGACGATGTACACGGAGGCTTGCAGGCGAATCCGCTCGGTGGAAGCGTAGGCTGCTAGGTGGCAGATGCTCTGTGCCGCGAGGATCGCATGCTCACGGAGGATGCGACTGGTTGCTGCAGCGGCGTCCCCTCCGTCCATCTGGGACTCGAACACCAGAGACTGGAGGGCTTCGCGAGGGTTCCACTCTGCCGCAGGGACCCGTGTCTCATCTGCCATGGAACCTATTATACTCTGGACTACAAGCGGAACTCAAGACTTCCCTAAGGGAAATCTCGACTACTCAAGAATCCGGGTGCGCGTTCTCTTCATCTACGAGAGCCTGGACGGCTTTATCGAACAACTGCTTGTGCAGTCCGCACGCAAGGCGCCAGTAGATTGTATCGTCCCTTCGGTACTCAACGAGGAACTCGCCTAATGGGATGTCCGGCGTCTTCTTGGTCTTGTCGAACCACTCCTTCGGTACTATGTCATTCACCTCCTCAGCCCGTTGATCTTGTCGATCCACCGTTGGAAGTCGGCCTCCTTGTCGAAAATGCTGATGACCGCTGCCGTAACAGCGATTAGCACAGCCGCCAAGATCCACAGGAGGAGCAGCACGAATCTGAACATGAGCACGAAGCCCCACGCGAGTAGGTAGATCAGGATCATCAGTCGATTCTCCACTCCTTTAGTAGTAACTCGGGTGTCTCATATTCGACCTTCTTTTTGTCAGCAAGCACCTCGCCGAGCGTGTTACCCTTCAGGGCGAACATGTTTGCAATGTAGACAGTAGTCGGATGACCAGCGATAACGATGCCAGCTTCGACCTTACCCCTACGTCCTACGACAGGTAACATTGGCCACCGTGGCCATTCGTCGTAGTCTCGAATGAACTGCTCAGGTGTCATTTGGCTCCTCGGTGTACTTGTCGAGTGGGTTTGGATTGTGGAACGGTCCGTCTAGCGTCGGGTCATCGTCATCGTAGACCTTCCACCACTTACCGTCCTCGTCTTCTTCCCACTCGTAGTGGCCTCGTGCATCTTGCTGTGTATCCATTCAGTTCTCCTTTCTGAGGGGCGGGGGCCCCGTCCCGCAGTGAGCAACAGGACGGGGCGCCCGCGATCTTGTGGGCTAGGGCTGGTTGTCGATCATTTCGTCGTCCAGGTCTAGCTCCACGTCGACTGTGACGATGTCCCCGTCATGGTGATGCGGTAGGTAGTAATGGTAGTCGGTGTCTTCGTCGTCGGTATCAGGTCTTCCTGCAGCAACCCACGCTTCGAATATCCGCTCCGACTCTGCGTTGTCGTAGTCAGCGTACGTGTGGTGCTCACTGTGCTCGATCGCGTGCAATACCTCGTCGACCGACATGTTTGCTGTCGGAATGCCAGACGGCGTTGCCAGGTTGACAACGCGACGCCGTGCCTCCTGAATCGACTTCCACGACACGAAGCCGTGGAACGACTCGAGGTGGCTGTCCCACATCTCCTGTGCGCTCTTGATGCCAGCTCCCGTCATCCGTGTCCTGTAGCCAGTTATTTTAGTCATGTTCACCTCCCTCCTCTGTCCGGTAGCGAATATGTGCCGTCCTCGTTCTTGACTAACTCACCGGTTACAGACAGCGCCTCGATCAAGCGGGCTAACACATTTTCCACAGGGTGTTGGCCATCGTACTTGACGACTTCACGCATCGGCTTGTTGCCCCACTTTGCAACGATCGCCTCGGCTTCGTGCTTGTTCACGTTCTCCTTCTTGTTTAGTTGGTTTCTGCGTTCACCTGGCGCATTATGTCTTCCTTCACTTCAGGGTGCTCGTCCAGGGTCTCCATGACGATATGCATGAGCATCTCTCGCCCAAAG